TACCACACGTGCAAATGCGCGATATGCGCTCTTATTGGAATCCCTTGCAAGTTTTCCAGCTGCTTCCTGCAATGACGCAATACCAGATGCACTAGTCACAGATGATGCCTGTCCCTGTGATGATGCAGTATTTCCAGATGTGTCTTTTAATTCCTGGATTTTATTATTCAGAACTGTCACATAGATGCCATTCAGCGGTTTTCCCTCTAATGGTCTGTATGCATTTTCTCCAAGATTTCCATTTGCATGTACAAGAGTGCATGACGGATCACTAAACTCTTTCTCATTGATTCCTGTCTGATCATTAAATATCGCCCTGTTTCTTGCATTTGACAGTGCGTTATCAAGAATCGCCTGCTGCATTTTATCTATGTATGCCTGACAATCTTTCATGACATCAATATCGGAGAATCCGCATAGCATTCCTTCTTCCGGATACATAGTATCGATCACAAACGGATACATGCCATGCTTATAAAATCCCTCTTCTCTCATCTGTGGATCATTCTCAGATGCAAATAATACCTGTCCATTGCAGAACTTGCAGTATTGCAGGATTGTTTTTGTCTGCGGTATGCCATCCTTGTCATATCCGCTCACATGCTGTTTATAATACCAATCGACAACTGCTGACTTTTCTGTCGTATCCACCTGGTCATCATAGATATATTTGTTCACATCCAATTCCGGATAGTTTCCAAGGCTCTTAAGATTTGGATAGTTTTTCTTCAGTTCATCATTATCCACTAATGTCACATAAAAGACATTCGCTGAATCCTGTATGTCTGTGATCCCGGACTGCCAGAACAGATTGATAATGTCACATTTCTTGATGCTGATATCTCCCAGCCCGTTCAGCTTTGTGTTATCCCAGCAGATACTCTGTGCAGAACTTCCTGCTTTGAGCTTGTACCAGCCAATATCGCTATATACCTGCTCATAGTCATTCTGCTGCAATATGACAGGGATTACAGACGATAATGTTTTTGCAGTTGCCTCATCGCTCCGCTCTCTTGGCAATATGAGTGCTTCTGGGAAATTATCCATGATGTCTGCATGCTTATTGATGATAGAATTAAACAGCCATGCAGACGCTGGTCTGATATCATCCTTTTTCTGCTCTTTCTGCATCATTGGCCAGTGCTGCATCTTAAACCATTCCTCGTTTTCAACAATCCTTCTTTCCAGGTTTGCTTTACACTCCTTGTATTTCTGCAAGATCCCCATCGCTTTCTTTACATCTTTGTCCGTGATCACGATCATCTGTGGATCTGGTGTCTGTTCACTGTCCGGATCATGCTGTTTATTATCCGCTTCCTGTGTGAGAATCTTCTGCTGGTTCTCTGCTGCCTGCATATCCTGCATCTGCTGTAGCATTGCCATGTTCTGTGGTGTGATTCCCTGCTGTTGTACCGGTGCAACTTTTGTTTTTGTTCTCTTACTGTTTGCCATTTCTGCCTCCTAAATACTATAAAATCTATATGGTTTTGTTGGTTCTGTTCTCTGATTCAACGGATCATTTATATCTATCTTCTGTGCTGCATTTGCTCTTGGAGTGATTGGGTTCTCCATTAACACATATCTGCACTCATCATATATATGATCTTCAAGTTCAGTATCTATATCTTCCGGGTGTGAATCGCTGTATATCAGGTTTGGAATCGTTCTGATGAAATTTGTACAGGTATTAAATACCTGGAACATACAGTCGCCCTCTTCATCAAATGCAAACCTATAGTGAAACTGCATTTTTCCCGGTATCCGTGTGTGGTCTCCTGGCGACCAGTAAACATAGAGTGGATGTCTTGCCTGCATTGCTGCTATGGATTCTCCTCTTGATTCATCAAAGATTGCCGGATCTGCTATTCCAATGATCTCTTTTCTCTTTTTGCTTAAAAATGGATCATTTTCTTCTGCTTCACGGATTCCACGTGCCTGTTCCACCGGATCCAGCATTAATCCTGTGTTCGGTTCTCCTGTGCATCCGTAATATTCCTTTATCCTGTAAATCTTTCCGTGTTCATCTACTGCATACCAGCCGACAGAAAATGGTTTCGAATAACCGAAATCATATCCTCTATATACTTTCCAGTGCTCCGGTATTCGGAATGGTTTAATTACGTGTGTCCACTTCCTGTCCTCATAATGTGCCGGATCATCTTTCCATTCTCGGAATACCTGACCTTTAAAGCTTCCCCAGTCGCCATATAAATAGGCATTTCTTTCTGCCTCTGGTAGAGATGCTAACGTTGCAAGATAGTTTGGATCGTTTTTCAATAATTCTTCATTATCGAATATAGACGACGGTACAAAAATACGATTTCGTTTCATTTTTATCGTTGTTCCGTCTGGTTTATATACTTCATAAAATCCTTTAATCTGTGTCATTGGCGGCGCTGCCGTAATAAATCTATCCTTTACCCACTGCAATCCTTTACCATCCGGGTTTGCCGTCGACCTTGTATACACTCTTGTATTTGGTCCTACAGGTCTATTACGTGACAGCAGATACATGTACTGCGAATATGTGAAATGTGTTACTTCGTCAAATCCGACAAAGTCGTATGCTTTTCCCTGATAATTTAATTTGTCAGCTTCATGTTCCATGTATCCGAAGAAAATCTTTGCACCAGACTCGAATTTCCATTGCAATTTGTTGTCATTATATTTTGCATCTGGAAATGCCTTGCTATATAAATCATTTGATCGCGATATCAGACCTTCCAACTGTTTTGTAGTGTCTCGGAAAATAATCCCTCTATAATTTGGTACATTCACCTGTCTAAGGGCTTCAGCAAGCATTGCATCTGATTTTCCTCCGCCTGCTGCTCCGCCGTACAAAGCCTCATATTCTGGACGTTGCATAAATTCAATTTGTTTCGGTTGTGGTGTCCATATCACATTCATCTATTTCTTCCTCTTCTTCCGGCAACACTGGAGCAAGCATAATAACACCAGTATTATTTTTCTCTTCTTCCTCGTTTTCCGTTCTCTTCTTGTTCTCGTCAAACTCCTGCTGCAACCTCTGCATCTTCAACATGTCGTATTCACGCTTACGCACGTTCTCCGGATTGACTTCAAAGTATTTATCAAGCCATTCCATCGCTTTGAATGGATCAAGCATCTGTATTGAGTATCCATATTTTGTATCTTTTATACTTTTTACCGTCGTAGGATCAAAATTTGCTCGAAGTTCGATTCCTCGCTCTGTAAATGTTGCCACATCTCCTATGTCCGCAAATGCAATATCCATGTATCTCTGCACCAGATCATCCGCCGAAAAATACATCTGGTTCAGCTTTTCATTTTTCAGCATTTCGATAAAG